TGAACGCCAGCAATATACATTGAACCTCCCGAAAAATTAACAGTATCTAATATGTAGCCTTCGTTAGCTATCGTTGCGGAAGTGCTTACATTTATAGCTGTGGTGCTACCAAACGACACGACCGCTGAGTATACTATTCTAAACCTTCTACTTATTACCGCTGTAGATGGTATCTCTATTATGTTTCCCGCGCTTCCATCGCCAGAAATTAAACAGTTATCGAAACTAACTGTTCCTTGGTTTTCATCAAAAATCAATCCTTTAGAATTAATAAAAGCACCTTTTGAAAAAATAAAGTTTGAAGCATTTTTAACCACTCCGATGTTAGGCACATTGTTGAAATTTACACCTGTCCAATCTAACGCCATTGTAACTGCTAAACCGTCAAAGTCTAACGCTGTATCAACGTCATTAATACTTATATGTCTAATTGGTACGGTGTACATGGAAGATATAAGCGCAACTCCTAAACCTAAACCAGAAGAGGTTATTGAACAATTCTCGGATGAAGCCCCTAAGATAGTTACATTCTCATTACAAAATAATCTATCCCCTGTTAGGTCAACGTTGGCCAAAAAGAAATACGTTTTATTTGCCAACAATGTAATGACACCAGATACAGGTATAGGTAAATCATCTTTAGTATAAATAAAATCTAAATTTTGCGTGTTGATATCACCCTGTGTGTCCTTCAGTTCTGACAAAAACTTGTCTAAGGTTTGTTCTGTGAATGTAACACCGTCACAATCTTCAAAATCACTTACATTTGTAAACGGAATAATTGCGTTGTTGTGGTACATTAATTGATATCTGACCCCTATCTTTTCGGATGATATATAATATACAGTGTACGGTGTTGTATTGCTTTCGGTTATCAGTACTAAATGTATGCCTATTTTACAAAGTCTAATCATAACTTAACTGTTATATTTTGCATCCAAGTATGACGGCATGAAGGAGTATTTCTTCCTGTGTCTGGGTTGTGATACCAACCACCGCGATAACTCCAAACGTCTCTATCTACTGCTATACTTATTTGCTCTATCTCTTGACGTGTATATAGCCTATCAAGCTCGATTAGTGTCCTGCAAAAATCCCTAGTACCAGGTATAACCTCACCTCCTAGACCTGGCTTAACCTCGTAGGAATAGAGTATTTCAAGTTCCGTTTCAGTAACTGTCAAATCCTTTCCTCTCTCTGTCAAATCCCAACCGTCCAGAAGTTCCATTGATCCAAGCTTTACAAGCTCGTTAGATAGGTCGTTACTTGAAATATCCAAAGCTTTCTTGATAGCTCCGTAGCTTTCACCGTTGCTTATCATCGTTAGTATCACCTTCTGATTCTCTGTAAGTTCTGTTTCGAACTTCGACTTCTTGTATAACGCCTTAAATTCTTCTTCGTTATCTTCGTATGTGTCGTATTGCTTTGAAAATTCAACTTTTCTGGATGATCTTGGAACACCTACTTTTGCAAACTCTGAAATAACCGCATCAACTTCTTGCTTTGCGAACTCGGATGCGGTTGGTTTAGGAAGCTCATCACCGCCCTCAACTGGTTTTAATTTACCTAATGCTCTAATCTCGTTAGGTGTAAGGTTGTTTAATACCTTAGTAGCTACTAAAGGAGACATCTTATTAATAGCTTCCGCAACTACGTTATCTTCGTCAATGTTTGCCTCTCCTATAATAGACGGTGTGTAATCATTGAAGATTATTTCACCTGTAAAATCATTCAGCTTTCTTAACGCCCAGTTTAATGGCTCGATAATTTGCCTTTGTCTAACTTCAACGTAATTCTCTTTGAATAACAAGTACGCTGTTTCCATTTCCTCTTTCGAGCCAAACATCGACTCCGTGAAGATACCAAACAAAGCAGGAGAAATAACACCATGAGCCACCATTATATTATCTCTAGCTGTCTTTTTAGCTTGCTCGTATCTTTTATCTAAGTCGTTACCGTTGATTTGGCTAATTTCTGGTGCGCGATCTTTACCGTCGGAAGATGTTAAGATCATTCCGCCCTGCGTGTTTCTGTTGGTCGCCTCAATCTTCAACTCCCTTTCCGCTCTACGTCTATCATCTTTACTTTTAAACGCTCCGTTGGCTAGGTTAATTAGTGTTCCACCTTTCCAGCCGTTCACTACCTCTGAATAGGTAAAGAAAGACATCTCAATAGAAGAAAGTATGTCTGTAATCGCACCCGAATAATTAGGCGCAGGGTAATAGTTAGCTGTTAATCCTACCGCTTCGTCAAAATTACGCTGCTTTGATCGTGTCATTACACGCATTAAACATTCTGTATCTTCGTCTGTTACGTATTGTATATTTTTAATACGTCTAAACCCTTCATTATCTCCCTGCTGCTTCTTGCTCCAATCTTGCGAGTAATCAAAATAGTAATCCTCTTCTGACACACGTACTAATTCGTAGTCCATTTCTTCAACTGACCACTTACCTGTACCAATATTCTTTTTAAAATGGTAAAAGAAACACTCGCCTATCTCCAAATCTCTAGTCACCGAACTAATAACATCTGTTAAGTTGTAATCTTCAAGTATAGTTTCATCTCCGCCTTCAATGCTTACTCCACCCGCTGTGATAAACTTAACCTTCTGGTTTATGATGCCACAATGCACTGGATTCTCGTAGTATAAACGGTTAAGAAATTGAGGCTGTAAATTATCATCACCCCATTTAACGCGCTTAGTTTGCTTGTCTACTTTCTCCGTTGGCTCAGGTAGGTTCGCCTCTCGAAATATATACTTTGTTATGTTGTGCTTCTCCTCGTTAGCCATTTATATAAGTGTTTGAAGGTATATTGTAGATGTGGTTAACATCTTCAACTCCTATTAGTTTCATTTTTCCCGTCTCTACCAATTCACCTAGTGATTCATTAGTACTTGTGTCGTTAGGCATTTGATAAACAAAATATTCGTAGTCGCCTACCTTGTCGAAGGTGACATCTACGCCCTCTGTTAATTCAAAGTAGTTATACCTTTTCGTTGACACTGATAGGTCGGGTAGTTGAGCGCGCTTTGAATACTGCTCGTCTCCCTGTGATTGCTCATAATAAAATACGAACAACCAATTATTTGGTAGTAGATCGCTTTCTAGTTCGCTTAGAGTTACCGCTATCCTGTTCAGTTGTCCCTGCTGTAGTAGTATCATCTTCGTTCTTTTTTGGAGCTAGTAACGCTCTATTTTCTTTCGTGTCTGGAATTAACCCCAGTACTTTATGATATATCTTTCCCATAATCAAAAAAAAGGGAAGCGCAAAACCTCCCTTTGATATTAGTTAATAATCTGTTTAAGGCTGCAATAAAGCTAGTACAATAGCACTTGAAATCTTTAACGCTTTATACGTCTCTTTTCCTGAGAATGTTAACGTTGTCCCGTTCATGTCTTCATACGCTGTTCCTGATGCTCTTTCGTCAATGCATTTTGCGCCAGAACCACTGAAAAACAGCTCAAAAGTTCCATTGTGCATTTTTGCGATAAGACAAGTACGTCCTTTTGCTAATTGTTCTACGCTTGTAATCATAGATGCAGTGTTACCATGAAGTACAATTGTTGCACTTTGCTCTCTTGCGTATGATCCTGCCGTTCTTTCACCTACTGCTGTATCAGTAAAAGAAGAAGTCTCCTGCTCAACATTGATAGGATAAGCAAATTTACCCGCCTCTAGTGTTAATGCTGTCACTTCTCCGTCAAGATAGGTAAATGTAGCCACGTTGGAAACTCCTGCTGCATCTTTTAATGCGTAAGCGTACCAAGTGTCCACCCCTCCTGCTTCGTCACAATTAACCCCGTTAATCGCTGCTAATAATTCACACATAAATAATATTTTAAAAGTGGGGAGGTGTTACGCTCCCCGTTAATAATTCTGTTGCTATTTCTTATGGTGTAAACTCTAAACGAGTGAAATATTTATCCCAAACAATCTCAGTACCTAGACGGAAAGAAGCCTCAGCCTTTAGCTTGTCGTCGTACTCATCGTATTTGATTTCCAAATCCATGTCGCTTAACTCGTCAGTACCTAAGAATGTCAAAGATAAAGGAAGTACAAACGCCTCGCCAGTTCCGTTCAACTGTGGAAGTGTCTTAATTGTAATAGGCATAAGTGGTAAGTCGAATTCCATTGCCGTTCCTTGTGCTGACACGTCTCTTTGTGAGTATGGATTAGCTTGGTTCCACTGCTCTAACACTGTTAAAGCCTCTATTCTACCCATATACATCTGGATAGGCATTCCGTTATCTAAGATTTCCGTGTCGATAGCCTTAAATAATCCCTTTGCGATGTCGTAGCCGTTCGCGTCCGTCCATCCTGTAGCAACTGTTACAGGTGAAGGATACACGGTAACATCTGCTGATGCGTAAATCTTCTTAATTAACCCATCCATTAACGCTAATTCTGCATTACCTGACGTTGTATCTCCACTCAATACTAAATCTTGTGCTTTTTTACTTAGCAACTTCATCAGGTAAGCCATGAGGATATCTTCCAGTTCTGCTGGAAGCTGTCCGTTTTGACGCTTAACACCTAATACGTTTAGGATTTGTGTAATCTTCCCGTTTAAGTCTTCGTTACAAAATTCAATACCCGCTTGTAAAAGAACTGTTTCCAATCGCTTCTCCGTAAAAATAACTGATCCATCTGGCGAAGTATTACATCCTGCTTTTGCGCGAAGAGTAATATCAGCATTCAATAGGGAGATATCTCTATATCCTTTTACACCTTCTTCGAGTGTCATGTCTCCTAAGAAATCAGAGTTCTCGATAAGGTCTGTGATAAAATCTGGCATAGTGTTGTCGCCCCATGCTGGAAGCGCACTATTATCGTAATCGAATCGCTCTCTTTTGCGTTCGTTAAATCGTTCGATAACTTTTTCCAAGTCTACTCCGAACTTTTGCTTTAAGTTGTGTTTAATACTCATCTTTGTTTGTTTATTTTGATCCTTTTAAAAGTTCGGATACTGTTAACTTTTTCTTTTCTTCTTTCCCTGCTGCTGCCTTGTTTGGTTTAGCCTTGAACTTTTCGCCTTCTTTGATAGACTTCAATTCCTTTTTAAAGTTCTCGTTTGATTCCTTTAAAGCTCTGATTTCGGTAGCCATTAACTCCATAGCTGCCATTACTTCCTCTGACATTTCAGACTCTTCGGCTGCTGACTCTTCCTCTTTGAAATCTTCAACTGTAGCAACCACCCCTGAACCGTCTAAAGTGATTAACTTTACAGAGCCATCTTCGAGTGTTAATTGGTGATCTCCTTCGGGTGCTGGCATTTGCTCTCCTTCCGCTTCAATAAACACCTGAGTACCTACAGCGAGTTCACCGTCATACATAACTACAACTCCTTCTGCGGTTGTCGCTTCTGCAAACTTCTGCTTTTCTTCATCTTCAAACAGAGCCTTAACTTTGTCCAAGATGGATTTGTTTTTATTTTTCATTTTACTTTTATTTTGTTGATCTTTAAATCCCATTTTCTGAACCACTCCATCAGCGTCTACCAAGATGTTAACGCCTTCTTTTGTGGTATACTCCCCTTGCTCTAAACGAATTACTTTACCGTCGAAAGAATCAGTACGTGTAAGTTTCTCACCTTCTTTGATTTCCTTTTGATCAATAGCTACGTCCCATTTAGTTATGGAGGTTACTTGGTTAAATTTCCCTTTGGCTAACTGCATACCTTCGTGCTTTATGTTTATCTGTTTTTTATCAAACCAACCCTCTACGCTGAACCCGTTAAACTTTCCTTCTTTAACTCCATTCCATAGCGCATCATCTGATACGTAATAACTAGCTATCCAACTACCGTCTTGCAACTTCATGTGTTCAAACGCTTCTGGAACGCTTGGAAGTTTAGGGTCAGAATTAGAAACTATGTAAGAATCAATCAACGTTGCGCCTTGTGTCACCTTGTTAGGGTCGTGGTCTTCGTTTAAATTGGTGTTGTATCCTTGCTTAAAGAACTTCTTTCTAATAATGTCAACGGTTGGAGCGTCAAAAACTACGTAATGCTCGCCCATTTGTTCGTCACGTCTATAAATAGGCGTTCCAGTTGAGATCATTACGCCCGTAACGATTCGCTTTTCATCGTTAAACGAGTATCTCACAGCGTCATTAAAAGCTATAAAGCCCTTCATATGTGCTGGAGCATCAACGAACGCGTTAAAATCAACGCCTGTTTCGTCGTTCTCGTTTACTACTATCTTATAAAATGGTAATTCCATACAACTATAAAACCAAAAACCGCTAAAATTGGTACAAAACCGTTCATAAAGTTATGTTGCCGTTCGTCACAATAGGGTGTTTTATTGTGGGTATGTTGCGTATATTTGAAGAAACGAAAAACGAAACGATATGACATTACAAGAGTATATTGAAAACCTAGTTGAATTCTCAAAAGAGAATCCAGAGACGCTTAACATGCAAGTTGTTACCAGTAGGGATGATGAAGGAAACGGATTTAATTTGGTTTATTACAAGCCGTCAAAAGGGATATTTGAGGATAGAGATTTTATATCTGAAGACAGTATAAGTGATTATGAACGTGACACTAATGATATAAACGCTGTTTGCGTAAACTAAAACATTATCGCCTAATTATATAAACGAAACGATATGATAAATATTAAAAGCAACTTTTTAAAAGACTTGTTATTTGGATGCGAGGACGGATTTAGAACAAGTAGTAAGTTTCTAAGGGCTATACTAATATTAATATTACCTATAAGATTTGTTTTAATGGTTATATTTATGGCTTGTGCATTAACTTATTTTTTTAGTTGTTTTGGATTACTAATAGTGATTGCTTTTTTTTGTGATAACGGTGGTGAATTCAGAGGTGTTGGTTGGGGGATAATAATATTCAATCTTCTGCTATTGCTTTTTTACATTAAGGCTAAAATAAACGATGATTACTAGAGATTAAAACATTATCGCCTAATATATACAGCACGGAAAGACGTGCATTGACTGAGTGGCTTAACTGATAAAGCAGCGTTAGTTTTGGACGGTAAACGGAGAGCACTGGTACTATATGTATTAAGACACGCAGGGATTGCAGGTTTGAGTCCTGTCTCAGTCACCAATAAATAGTGGCTAGGTTAGCCGTGGGGAGTCTCCCGATTCTCCGCGGTTTTTTTAAAGAGTAATTAAAAACAAATAGATATGGGGTCAGCAGTAGAAATATTTAATAAGAGATAAAACAAATAGATATGAAAGTAGAAGTAACAGAAGAAGAAAAGTTTGAACCTATTGAGATCAAGTTAACGATTGAGAGTG